GGTAAATATCTGATCTATGATATTGCCCACAGCAACAATAGGTTCTACTACGCTGCCGCCACCTATTAAACTTGAAAGCCAGCCCATATCAATACTTTCCTGATCTGATAATGTCCGTGACCGTGATAGCCCTTTGGCCTACTTGGTTAGCCCACCGACTATCAAGGAACTCTATCGCTGCTGTTTTGTAATCACCCTTAGCCATTCCTGCCAGTGCTTTCTTAAACTTCTTGAAGCGAGGCAAACCCATGTTAAAACACATATCCATAATGGCATCTTTGCGAGCAGTGCCTAGCGTCCTATACCAGTTAAACGCGGCTAGAAGCTCTGCCTCAACACGCTCAATATCACTGGCTAGTAAGTAATTAATCTCATCTGTAGACAAGCCTGGGCCTGATCCAGCCTCTATATTTCGGCCAACGCCAATGGTGGTTTTGCCAGATGTACACTTATAAGCGTGAGTCTCTACACCTTCATGCGCTCTTAGAATCTCGATGATCTTGCTCATGCTGCCTCATCGTATAACTGAGTTATACCTACTCTGAATCGTTGGATTTCTCCCCACACTGGGTCGTAGATCACGGCAGACATTGAACGTCCTGAACCGTAACCCGCTTGGTGGTGGTATTCGTCAACGGCTGCGAGAGTATTCCAGCTTTCAAATGTCATTGCCCCACCAGTTTCTAACATTTGTTTGTGGTGTATGTGACCGAGGTGGCAGTATCGTTGTGTGGTGTCACCCCAGAGCTTGGGAAAGTTTCGTGTAAAGTATTCATAAATGCGCTGATGTTTAATGCCCTTGTCTCCGTGGTGACTTGTCAGAAGTACGCGGTGGTATTGGTAGTGCATGAATTTGGACGTATTATTTAAAACGCACACTCTGGGCTGGTCTTCATAAAAGACGGATAACATAGAGTTTACGACCATGCTTAGGTCTTCATCGTGATTGCCACGGGTGTTTAAGAGGGTTACGGTTTGATTTAGCTCCAAGGCCCAATCAACGGCTTGTCGATAGATTCTAACGGCTGACTCTACCGAGTCAATCCAATGCCCTGAGCTATCGAGGCTCGTCCCTGCGGCAGTGATATTGGGGGTATTGCAATGTAAAAAGTCACCCACGTTTAAAAGCAAAAACTCAGTGCCTTTACCGCAGTTAGTTATGAGTTGCTTAATGGCCTGCAACGTCACCTTTTCTGCAATGGATAAATCCCAATCGCCTCCACCGTAATTGCGCTTAACCAACATTCCTATATGAGCATCACCGATGATTACGGTAGCTAGGCGCTCTTTAACGCCCTTGTCAGGCTTTAATGATAGCGGCTTATACTTCTTTAACTCTTGGCTTAAACCGTCTGCCACGCCCTGCAAGTCAGCCACGAGGCTCTCCGTTCTGAGTGAACTCTTCACCCACTGCCGCAGTGGTTCTCCTGTCTGTAAATCGTAATAAGTGGATATGCCTTTAGCAACGTGTGTACTAGGTACGCTTTTAGTCATATCATTGGAAGGACTCCATCCACGCCTAGAAGCCTGCTCTTTTGCGCGCTTCAATGTGCGCTCTAAGCCACGGTGATTAATACCTAATGCTGTAGCTGCTTTCGCTTGAGAGCCATGCTTTATAACAGCGTCAATAATCTGACCCTGACGTTCTGTTGCGAACTGCTTCAAACTCTCTAAATCCATGACTAGCTCCTTAACATAAAGGCCGCAGCAGAGACTAAGACTGCAATCAGAATACGAACAAACCACTCGTTAGTACCGCTAGTCTTACCTATAGTGGCAAGTTTAATGGCGTGATTATCAATGGTTTCACTATGGCGATTAAGACGGTTATCTTGAGTTACATTATGTCCCACAAGCCCGTCCAGTTTCGTATCATGCTCAATCAGCTTAATCATTGCCTCAGCTAGTTTGTCGATCTTGGCTTCTAATCTGTCGAAACGTGCGCTGTTTTCCATGCTATTGTTCTCTGGCTAGGCTTTGAGGTACTGGGTTAATGCAATAATGCCGAAACCGACAATGATGATTACAGTCATGTGCTTTTCAACTAGCTGCTTAATACCTTTAGCCTCTTGAACGACAACTGGGGCTGGTTCGGCTTTAGTAGTTTTAGCTTTGGTTTTAGCTTTGGTTTTAGCTTTGGTTTTAGCTTTGGTTTTAGCTTTAGGCGCTACTACTGCTTCAACTTTAGGAGTCGCCTTAATCGCTGCTACAGGCTTATGAACTACGCTAGACGGACTATCAGCCGCATGGTTAATAGCTTCCTGACTACGTTGGATCTCTTCACCAATCTCACTGATCTCTTTCCAGATCATCTGTGAGCTATTACGCACACGATCTACATAGATCTCTGCATCTTCATCAGGCAAGGCTCTGCTGAGGTAAGATGTGTAGTACATCTGTAATTCTTGCTTGATATGGAAATCCTCATACCATGCCTTTGGGCCTGTTTTCTTATCTTCACTCATGTTGATTGTTCTCCAGTCTAAGGTGCGTCAGGCCAAGTGATTGTGGTAGGGAAGTCTGCTTGTGCAGGTACATCACGAAGTGCTTGGCGGTAAGCGGTCATGGCAGATGTCATCACTAGATCTGATGTACCTGTCCAATCTGTGCCAGCGAGAAGTGCATCACGTTCAGAACGTACACTAGCCGCATTAGCATCCTCTAATAAGGAAGCAGTTAACGCATCATCAGCGGCTTTAATTATTTCCCAGCCATCTATTAAGCTAAATGTAACGCCATCACTTTTATACAGTTTTTGACCTTCAACGAAATCAAACTCATCAACAGTAATTGAATCGCCTTTTTGCGCCTCTTCCATCACTGGGTTTGAAAAGACGCTAGTGCCTATAAAACTCCCATCTGACGTATTGTAGCCGTGCAATAACATTAGACATCTTCCTCGAAAATTGTATATGACATTACTGTCGTAGAACCTGTTGCGACAACTGTCTCACCAGCCACTAACACATGGTCTTCTTTCATATAAATGAACTTACTTACCATGTCAGCCCCGCTATACGATGCTCGGACAAACCCTGTGACTGGCAGGCCAAGAGTGCTGGTGTTGCCATTGCCCATTCCCTGCCTCTCACCATATACAGCATTAGGGTTTCCTAGTAGGTTTACTACCTTGTAGTTTCCAATCTCTAATGTAGCGCTAACAGGAAAAAAGTTAATAGCCGCCACCCTAACTTTTGCTATTTTACCCGAAGGAACCGTATAGGCTGTCGATGTTCCTGTTACTTTTACTGAACTAATTACTAATGCCATGTTAAATTCCTCCAAATAATACTTTATCAAATAGTGGGGTGAACCCCGGTAAGTTAGTTAATGACGCTCCACTTATTGCTGGTAATGCGCCTGTGATTGAACTGGCTGCAATGCCTAGTGCTTCAATATCTGCCTTGGTTTGGTCTGCTGTAGCTGAAGTCTCTATGCCATCTAATTTAGTACCATCCGTAGCTACATCACGCCCATCAAAGGTAGAGTTAGTGGTAATAGCACCCGTCATTGCTCCACCAGCCTTTGGGAGTGCTGCACCTGCTGTGGTAGTAGTGGAGCTTAAGATACCATCCCTAGTAGCTATATCTACACCATCAAAGGTGCTGTTGGTTGTAATTGCACCCGTCATTGCTCCACCCGACTTAGGTAGTGCTGTTGCAACATCCGTAGCAGTAGCTAATGCAAAACCACCAGCAGTAGAACCATCATGGACTACCAGAGTGTCTTTGGTCGTGTCAACAGTAACCTCTCGTAATGCACCTGTGAATGTAGAATGCTCGGAAGTCGTGCCGCCTCGTAGTCGTAGTAATTTACTCATGTTTATAGACCTCCAAAGTCAATCTGTAAGTTTGAACCAGATACGGTTCCAATATTCGTCATGTTGTTGTTTTGCCCATCTAACGCACCACCTAGTTGGGGCGTGGTGTCAGACACGACAGAAGTTATTCCTGAGACAATCCCAGACCAAGTAGAACCTGTGTAATACTTTAGGATGCTCGCAGTAGTGTCGAGCCATAAGTCCCCAGCGCTAGGGCCAGCAGGAGCGGTTGCCGCAATCTTGTACTCATTGGCGTATCGGTTAACATCAGCTATTGAACTAGCCACAGTGTTAACATTGGTGATTGAGCCTGCTGCCAGGTTAATGTTAGTTTCATTAGCCACTACAGAGCTTATGTTTGCAGAGTTTGCAGCAGCAGCGTCTAAGTTATCAATACCAGCAGCAACTATGTTGATGTTAGTTGAGTTAGTGTTAACGGCATTAATATTAGTTGAGTTGCCTGCAACGGCATTAACATTAGCGATTGACCCCCCAACCGAATTAACATTGGCAATTGCAGCACCAACAATAGAAATTGAGTTGCCTGACCCTGTAGTAACTGCTGTAGCTATAGAACCCAAGTCCTCAGAGTAGACGAGTTCACCACCAACAATGTTAATGAAAGCTTGGTCTCCTGCACTAGGCGCCACTGCCACCCACGCGGAGCCATCATAAGCTTTCATAGCACTAGCAACAGTATCCCAATACATAGCACCTGTAAGGAGCGCGTCTCCATCGTTGTCTACTGAGGGCGCTGAAGACTTTGAGCCGAGCATACGATCATCAAAGTTATCATACGAAGTAGCAGCATTCGTTTCGCTTGTCGCTGCATTCGTTTCGCTTGTCGCCGCATTAGAGGCGCTTGTAGATGCTTCACTTGCTTTGGTTGTTGCTATGCCTGCTTGAGTAGTCGCTGTCGTAGCGTTAGCGTCTGCGCCTTGGATTGCGGCGATGTTGGTTGCGTTAGTCGATATATCTGAGGCGATGCCTGCTGCCGTAGTAATGTTGGCTGAAATACCAGCAGCAATGTTTATGTTTGAAGTATTACCTGCAACGGTTGTGATGTTGGCTGAGATGCCTGCGGCAGAAGTAACATCTGCTGAGATACCTGCAACGGTTGTCACGTTCGCATTGTTACCTGCAACGGTTGTGATGTTTGAAGTATTGCCTGCAACGATCGTTACGTTGGCGTCATTGTTTGCAACGGTTGTGACGTTGGTATCAATAACTCCTACTTTGTTAACGTTGGTGATGTTGGTGGCAACAGTGTTTACATTAGCAATATTGACTGCTGTAGTGTCTACGTTAGCTATGGATGCGCCAACTACTTCTATCTCACTGCTGACTTCTTGTAGGTCTGCTGCAACTGTTTCTATCTCAGAGATAGCTTCTAAGAGATCGTCTGCAACTTTTACCACTTTGACAATGTTGGTTGCTACCGTGTTAACGGAGGCAATGTTATCTGCTGTGGTGTTGATGTCAGCGATGTTTGTGCTAACAGTTTGAACTGTGCCTGTAGTGGCCCAATGCTTTGAGGAATAGCTTGTGCCTGTAACTGCGCCTGTGGTTTTCTCTGCCCAGTCTTCGGATAAGGCTTGTGCTGTCTGCGCTGCGGTCTTTGCAGTCTCAACGTCCACAACATTAATCGCCATCGACATCTTAACAGCGGTAACGTCTGTCGCTAATACGCCAGAGGTGTGATCTACAACGACTGCGTAAAGGTTCTTAGTGCTACTGTCACGAACTATATCGTTCTTTATATAAGCTGTTGATGTTGCCCAATCACCTTTCCATTGGAAGGCTGAACCAATAAGAACTAAGTTACCACTGGCATCAAAGCCAATCTCTTTACTAGCACGGTTAGGACCAGACTCAGAAATAAGCTGGTCGCCTGCTGTACCCACTGGAAGTTTAATCGTCCGGTTGGTGATCGCCTCAACGTTATCAAAGCCAGTCTCTGCTGCCCCTGCTCTGTTGTTAATATCTTCTGCACGGGCAGTTGTACCGGCGATGAGATTTGAGGGTTTGGTGTAAGTATTACTCATCTATTTAAGCCTCGTAAGGAGTAGTTCAATTGGACACCCTGCAACGTGAATGAGGGGTCAGTAGCACTCGTATGAACAATCAATAAACTAACATTCATACCACTGCCGTTTAGGTAGGCTTCTGCCGAGGCCACTACAGCACTCGACCAAACAAAGTTATCCCAGTTCGCCACGTCCCAGAATCCACCACCGCCGTAAACTGTGGTTTGTTCACCTGAAGATGAACCGCCAGAGCCGTAGTTATAGTCCGCCAAGTAGTCTAGTGTTGCCTGGCTACCAGCCTCTAATTCTAATGTGGCTTTACGAAAACGCTTCTTTCTATGTGGAGTGTTGAAGTTAGTAAAGGGAAGTCGAAGATATGACTGAATAGCAACGCCATTAAACGACGTGCCACTATCCATCAACATGATGCTGCCATCTGTGCAGCCCATGTACTTTTCAGTGATAAAGCTAGGCGTATGCTCTAGTCTCCACGTACTGAAGCCAACTAATTGCCTGTTAATAATCGTGCCGACTAATACAGCGTTATCGCTAAAGAACAAACGGTATTGGTTCTTATCACGGTTAACTGCTGCGCCAACAATCTCTCTCTTCCTAGCGTCTATGAACGGCTTAACAACCGCAGACACACTGGCAGACTCAAAGTCACCAAAGGCTTGTGTAGCGGTTAGGCTGCTCAGATCATCGCCATTAAAGAAGTAAAGGTCTGAATCCATCTGTCCGTTGGTCCGAGGCTCTGCCCCGATTGCAGGAGAGAACAACTTCAGATCCCAATCGGACGCAGAGGCGCCGTATAGAATAGATATTTGATTGATACCAGTAATCGCTAAGGAGTTACCTTTCATACTGCTAAAGCCGGTCACTTCAGTACCAATACCAATTTCGCCTGCACCAGTCACTAGCGTCCAACTTGTTGGATCGCCTAGCGCACTGTGCTGGATCGAACCGCCAGCGAACGATAAGAACAAATGGTTCTTATGTACACCGATATGCGATGGGGTATCCGTGGTCATGCCGGTTGTGAGTAACGTAAGCGTTGTGCCGTCAAACTTAAACGCCTTACCTAAGCCATCACAGCCGAACATTGTTAATGTGCTTGAGTGGCCAGCGAAGTTATGATTAACAAACTCGTAAGCGCCACCAGCAGCAAGCGCTGGCGTTGTTACAACAACCCATCCAGCGGATGTCGCTTTGTGCATAACGCAGGCTGTTCCACCTGCGTTGTCTCTGAATGCGTACAGAACATTGTTATATTCCCATACGCCTAGAATCGGTCCACTTCCAGTAACAGCTAAGGGCGTTCCACTCGTACGACCATCGTAGATCGTGTAGCCTTCCATGCGGCGGTATCCGCCGTTCATAGCGCACTCATAGTTCTGAGCTAAGATCGCCTTACCTGGGGGGATTTGTAATGAGGGGCTGACGAGGTCTAAACCACCACTTAACGCCCAAGCTTGAGACTGAACTGCCATTTTTATGCCACCGGTCTTTCAGCTAACGTGATTGTAGGTAATTCAGTGACGCCCATAGCAGATAGCCTAATGTTAAGTTGTGCTTGTGCATCCTGATATAACTCAGGCGCGTCTTGCTCAGCAGCCACATAGAGGATAGCTTTGTAGAGAACCGCGTCATGGAACTGCTCCGGCAACAACAACTCATCCGTGTTTGCGGATAACTGCTGTGGTGTCCGGTAATAGTCAAAGCTGATCCCGTACACCGCGTCGGGCAGTGTATTGAATGACAGCTTATTGTCTGGTCTAAGCGTGAAGCTAGTAGGCTTCCCGCTGGAAAATGTAGTACGCGACCAACTCACCCAAGGAACATAGGTTAAGTAACCTGTCTGTCCGTTGTCCGTGATGCGTACAGAACCTGTAACCCATTTGTTTAACGTTGGCGATAGCGCCAAGTTAATGACTGGATCATAGTTTTGCTGGCCATCTACTGTGTCAAAAGATCCAGTCTGCCATAGGAAACTCCAATCATTAAGATTTTGGATTTCAACCCATGCGCGGTTAATCCAATCAACGGATTTCCTGTTAAGGCCCGTTTGGCTAACAACCGAAGTTACGCCCTGATCGCTTAATCCTGTTTCTATTAACAGCTTGTCGCAAAGTGCCAGATAGTTCAAAGCTTAACCCACCAATGAGTAGGTAAAACGTTGTAAGTCACGGGATTCATCGACCCCATTAACTCGCTCAATATGTGTTACGACCGCGTTGTTGATAGCTTCAATCACTTCAGGCGGCAGGGCCACTGGCTTATTACGTTTGATCTGGTAGCCATAACCATTCACAACTACAACGATGTCAAGTTTACCAAGGTCGCCTTCCTGATTATGGAAGATCACTTTTACACGGCTGGGTTTGGTAGCGCTCCGCTTATTAGCGGCTGGCTTTTCGTTAGTAACCTCAACGGTATCTACATCAGTCATTTCTTTACTCCAATAAAAAAAGGCGCCGATTAGGGCGCCCTTTGGGGAAAAACTAACCTAGTGGTTAGTCAGTTACAGCGGACTCAATACGCACCATAAAGGCGTCGTTTAGAATTACTGCGGTCTGCATAGACTTCCAGCTAACATGACCACGTTGGGCCAATGGATCGCTATCGGAAGGCTTAGGGTTAACAACTGCTGGGCTTAGTGAAGCACCACCTTTCAGTGGAACAATGCCGTAAGCGTCACGCGCAACGATCAACGTTGGGTAAACGTCAGCAGAAGTGCCGGCAGCAGAGATCATTGCACCCTTAGTACCACCAGCGTTGGCGAATGAAGCAAAGATCGTGGAGCATACATAACGTACGTCCTCTACCTTACCAATCTCACCTTCAAACGGAGTCATCGTGCCGTACTTCTCAACTGGAACGAATCCAGCGAAACCACGAACGGTAGCGTCCATATCAGGGTGGATTAAACCAACATACGAAGGTGCGACAGCTTCAGTGCCGTAAGATGGAGTGCTTTTCACTACGGAAGTGATGGCACGGCCATTCTGGCGCTTCAGTGTACGAGTTGCCTTACGCTGGGTAGCTAGTGTCATCTCAGTGTTTACAGCGTTACGTGCAGCGCCGTTTGCGTACTGTACGTTAGTACCTGCTTTCAACACGTTGAAACGAATCGTCTCAATGCTTTGTGCAGCTTGCTCGCCCAATACTTCAGCGGCTTCACGCAATACTGGATCTTCGTGAGTGTCGATAATCACGTCACTGATGGTTACTAAGTCACCGTACTGTTGTAGGGTGGCCGTTACATCAACAGCGGCTAGCTGCTTAGCTGTTGGCGTTACGCCTTCAGTCAATGCAGTAGTGGCTAATGCCAAGCTGGAATAGCGACGGAACTTCTGTACTTTTGAAGACTTGTTGGCCAAAGGACGTGCCTGACCGAACTTCTCTAATACTAAGTATGGAATGCCTCGTTTAAGCATTTCTTTAGCAGCAAATGCTGCGGTACGTGGTGAAATATCACCATATTCTGTGTTAGCCATGATGGCCTCCTAATAATTTAACTAGCGATTATCAGCAGCAAACATTTCAAACGCAGTGTCGAAATCATCTGGTGGGATTACTCCAGTGGCCCCTGGCCCTGGCTTAGATCGAACCCCAGCAGCGTCTTCTAATTGCTTAGCTCGCTTTTGCTGAATACTTGTGACGGTTGAAGTTGTTGCAATCTCCCCCTTCGGCTGACTCAGCTTGTAGTAGTCGATTAGCTTAGAGGCTTCAAAAGCGTCATTACTATTCGATAACTGTTGAATTGCGTTAGGTTGTTCTTGCAGCCAATCAACAAAAGATTCGCTCTTCACCACGTCTTTCCAATCAGTATGAGCGGCCTCTAAGGCGGCGTACTGGTTGCTAACGTGGCGCTCTTCTTCCGCTGCTCTTAACGGTTGAAGCGCTCGATTCATTGTTTCTTGGTTTTGGCTCCTTTCCACCTCAAGACGGGACTCAATCGCGTCGTGAATGTCAGGATACTCTTCGTTGAAAGACGCCCAAGCTTCGGGGGTCTTCATAGCTTCAGCCACTTCGTTTGCGGATGGTGTTACACCACCGGCAGGTGAAGTCGCTTGAAATTCATTTAACTTGCGCTGTAAGGCGCCAATCCGTCCCGCGTTGCTCTTCGCTTGGTGAGACAGCTTGTCATTATTATCTCGGAGCTTATCGTATTCGCTCTTCAGCCCTTCGTCGGCCTCTGCCCAGATGTCTTGTTCAGGCTCTGGCGCTGCTTCAGGCTCTGCTGCTTTAACCTCTTCGGTTTCTGCAACACCCTCTATGTTTTCTGGCGCTAACTCTGCGCTGGTCGTTTCTTCTTCAGTTGAAAACTCATCAAATGCTGAATCAAAATCATCTACTATTTCGGTACTATCCATCAGTGACACCCTCGGCGGCAATTATTAGCGGCCCTGTGTTTACTCGTAACTGCCACTAGCGATGTGCAACGGCGAATCCGTTGGCATGGCCAGTAACGCTCTTAAACTGCTTAACTCACCTCGGATGAACTGCGTGTCCTCATGGCTCATACGAGCCACCTCAAGCAGCCCTTGCAAGGTTTTAATCTCTTTATCTGCCCACTCGACTATTTCTAGCCATGCGGGAGAACTCGTATCAATGTTCAATTAAATGCCACTTCCCATTCGCATCTTCAACGCTTGCTCTTTCTCGAACAGCGTATCCTTGCTCTGAACCTTCATCTGCTCAATGCCCAGCTTAGTGCGCATCTCACTCACCTTAATGCCCTTCTCTGCTGCCATCTTGGCCAGCTCAAGCTCTCTGTCGGACGCCATCTTCTGTTGTTCGACTTGTAGCTTCTGGGCCTGTGCTTGGATCTGAGCGCCTTTTAGCTGTCCGTCCATCTGCATCTTCTGTGCGTCCAAAGCTAGCCTCTGCTCGGCCAGTGGGTCGCCTGTAGGCGATCCCTGTGCTTGCTGCTGCTGGGCTTGCATCATCATCTCTTGCTGAGCCTGCATCTGCTGCTCAAGCTTCTGTGTTTCAAGCTCGATCTCTTCGCTAGTCTTAACGATTTCATCAGCTTCAATCTGCATGGATGACACCACTTTGCGGTATAGCTCTGCGGTGTTTGTTAAAGGTTCTAGTAGCGGTGATGCTGCAATGTTCATCAGATTCATTAAGTTCATTGCTTGCTGTTCTTTTACTATGAGGCTGCTTGTGCCACGGGCATCAATACTGAAGTCACCCTTCACCTCTTCTTTCGGATTGAACTGCATGTTCCAGTCGTACATCCGCTTAATAAATGGACGGGTTATGTCGTCATCATAGTTCTTCACTACACGTCGAAGCATTGTGTTTGCACTGTTCATTAGCATTGTCATGCCTGCCGCAGTGTCGGTTGCTGATCCCTGTTCGCCTTGAGAGATCTGGGGTAATGCTGTCTCTTCATCGGCTATCTGACGTGCGTACTGGAACAAAGAAATTAGCTCAGTCATGTGACTGTTAATCTCAAACGATCCAAACACGTTGTTTACATTGCCATTCTTGTCTGTCAGCTCCCATATCTTATGGGGCGTAAGACGCCAGTTGCCATCTGCTGGACGCACTACGTGACTATTGATAACAGTCTGTGGGCCTACTGATAGCCCAGCGTTGTCCATCAGCATTCGCCATGTGGCATTCAATACCTTCTGGCTAGAACGCATTAAATGCGGAATGCCTACACCGAATAGCGTTGTGTCATCACCTTCCCAGTTGAATACGCTGTATGGCATATCGCCAGTATCTGCTGGGTTGATTACTGCTTTAAGCACTCGTCCTTCACTGAACCACACCACACCATTGAAGTCGGTAAATACATCGTCTTCATCAACATCTACACCTGCTGCTATCAGGTCATCCTTTTCTACTGGGCCATGATATTCCCACACCTCAAAGCGGCCATTGTCGAGTGAGGATATACCTGCCATCGACTGCATTTCTTGTAGGTGGGTTGCTGTTTGGGTGTTGTCTGCTTCTTGCTTTAACACTTCTGCAATTTGGCTGCGTAGGAATCCTGGCTTGTCTGCTAAGTCTCTAAGCGCCTTCTTGCTCATGTAATGACGTTGGAAGATGAACTCTGCATCGTCTACGCTTCGAGCTTGCATGTCTGGGAAGAAGTCCCAAGGGTCTACACGCTCTGCTCCTGGCTTTAAATCATCAACCATTTCAATGACTTGAGCCACTTGCCCTTGATCGTCTACTACTTCCGACCACTTCTGCCGTGTCTTACCAAGAAGCACTGGTCCTTTGATGATGCCTGTACCATATAGCACTGCATCGTGGACCATATCTCGGTTTACAGAGTTATAATTCGTTTCTGTTAACTGGTCGTCTATTACATCCTGCATACTAATAGAGCGTTCCCTTGCTTCTTCTAATACACCTTGTGCTACGTCTCGCTTCTGAACCTGCACACCCTTATCAGTGACGAATGGGCTACCATCCTCATTGCTTAAAGGGTCTTGGTCTTTGGTTAGCTTAGACAGATAGGGAACTGGTGTGGGTTGTATGCCCCAGTTGCGGTCATCTGTTGGGAATAGAATGTCTATTAGTCGTGCTTCTGCTGCATTCACCTTATTACGGGTGATGTTAACGAACAGTTTACTCCCCCCACTAGCTGCCAGTGTGGCTGCTGTGGTCTTGTCGTACTGCCCATTGAATTGGCGTAGATCGTCTAACCATCGTTCATCAATGCTGAATCGTCGTTTAACTTGATCTTCTGCCTTGGATTGTAGGCGTACACCAAATACTTTCAGACGCTCTGCCATATCGCGTTCAGCCTGCTCAGATTTCTCTGTGACTTCCTGCTCTTGGTAGTATTGATCGAACTCGTTAGCTTCGTGCATTTAATAGCCTATTGATGAATCACCAGCAACATATGCTGCTAGCCTCATTCGTGTTTGTTGTAATGCTTGTACGGGTTGTGACTCCCACGTATCAGCCGATACAGCGCAATACCTCATTGCATCTGCACAGTGGCTTGTCCAGTCGTGTAGTGGCTTAGTCTTGTACGCTTGGCGCTTGTCGTCCCACTCTTTGCGGTAGTTGCGTAATGATCTGATACCGGCTTTGCAGTTCTCTTCATCGAACCATGCAGAGCCTAATAGCCTTCGCACTGACTCTATACCGTCGATAATCGGCAAGCTTGGTGCTATATCGAAGTTAATACCCAGATTTGCAGCCATCTCCTGCCTGCTCTGACCTGTGGACCATTCCCTAACCCGTATGTCATGGGGTGCTATGTGATGCCCCCAGTGGATACCATGCTCTTCCTTGTAAGCTGCTAGCTCATCGAGGTAGTGCTGTATGCCTTCACCGCTCGATTCGTAGTAGCTTACAAAGCGGACTGACTTGCCCTGTACCTGAAACAGCCATATTGCTGTTGCATCAGCTACCCCAAGGTCCCAAGCCGTGTTAACTGGTAACGATCTGTCGACGGGTATGGTGCTAATCTGCTTATCAATGATGTGATCTGCAAAGTACGCACCGTCTTTATTGGCGTAGCAGTCACCTAACCAAATGTGATTATAAAGCGCTTCGTTCTTCTCTTTGAGGTGTAAGCGTTCAGCCTCCAGGGTTTCAGGAAACCATGGATTTTGGTCGTAATTGACCTTCACCACGAATGCACCTGGCGGTGGCTCTACAACAAACCGCTGATAGGTGGCGTCCATCTCGTCTAATGGGTTGAAGGATACCCATATTTCGGAGTGATCCTTTCTTATGGTCGGTATAAGCGTGTCCCAACTGGAGTTGGTCACGCTCTCGGCTTCCTCAATCCATACCCTGTCGATGCCTTCCATCGACTTAACTTTAGATATGTTGGACCGTAAGCCCTCAAACAAGAACCTCGAACCGTTCTTGCCTAGTATCTGTGTCTTCTGCACTTCAAAGTGGCTCAACAAGCCCAGTCGGTCGATGGTATCAACCAAGAGCTGATGCACTGAGTCGGTGATACTCTTCTGTATCTCACGAGCGCAAAGGATGCGCAGTGGCTCCTTATATGCAGCAAGCACCAATAACATGGCTATGCTGTAGCTCTTTCCCGAACCACGGCCACCATAAATGATTTTATAGCGATTTGGTTTAAGCAAAGGCTCAAATGGTTTAGCTAATGTTAAGTCTAAGCTATTGTTTTTGTTAGCTTTAACCATTGAGACGCTTTGCCGTTTTACTGTCAATTATTGCAATGTTTATCAAGCTTGGCGGGTTAATAGTATCGGCAGATATTATTTGCTTATCAAATCCATGCAACTTAGCCATGCCCATGACGGCGGCAACTGCTGCGCTTGGGTTCTTTACAGAGTAAGCCAATGCCCGATCTTCTCTGAGGTCTGCGGTTAGGCTCTCAATTGTTACAGCGTGAACCTTTGCTTGTTCCGCTTGTAGTTCTGCGACCCTACCCAATACCACTCCGTTATTAAACACCCGTTGAACCTTGGTGCTAATCGCTTTGTCTGTCATGTTGGTGGAATAGCCGGCCTTTCTGTATGCCTCGGTCTTGTTCCCAGTCGCAACAAATACTTGTGCGGCTGTCTCCCATTGGTGGTTCTTTAATTGTCCCATGTTGCTAGTGGCGGCTGTTAAAGCGGCCCTCCTAAAACGACAAAACCCGCCGGAGCGGGTTAAGTGGTTAGTTTGGTATTTGACCGGATTAAAACACGGTTAAAGACCAATAGCCCTGCCACTTTGGCAGTTTATTAACTATATGATCTATTTAGTTGTACAGCGTAGAGCCACTACGGTATAATAAATC